GTCGCAGCTTTATAATCTCCAGAGACGAAAACCAACTTACGGACGAGGAAAGGGAGATATTTCTTCCATAATTCCAAGAACTCGTTAAGTTTGGCACCGATATCATGTAACAGCATTGTACTGTGTGGAGAACGCTTCCATAAATTAATGAGAGCGCCCTGCAAAGGTTGCAATGTTGTATACAGATAGCCATGTCCTTTGGTAATAAGTCTAAACTTGGAGGGTTCGGGGATAGCGACGACTTGATGTAAAAACAGGTCGTGTTCCGGGACCCGATCTTTAATAAGACGATCCACGGATCTGTAGTCTTCGACTACACGATTATATCCAAATGCAAATGCATTATCTCTCCAACGCTGTACATCCAAATGTATAGTTTTGGCATCTAAACCTGGATGCAAAACAAATTTGGGGTATAAGGACAAATTACCACCATCTTCTCGAGAAGCCTGTATACAAGCTGATCCGGTAGGGAGGAATTTATTTAACAATACTTTCTTCCCCTCCTCATCTGTCTTAATAAAAGGATCGACGAAGATTAACCGGGTCTGACGTGAGATCTCGCGAGCCAGGTCGTTCGTAATAGTGCGTCTTTTGGCGGTCATATCTTTAGAATGATCGACACAGGATTCGTACAATTTACGAGCGGACAGTTGCGGCCACATCTTCTTCGTTCCCTTTTGAAGGGAATAAAAGAAGGAGATATCTCTTGGTGTCTGCGCCATACGGCGCAACACAAATCTCTTAACAAAAGAGTAAAAGAGGGGCTTGTTAACAAAATCAGGCTTGACTGGGAGCTCTTTATCACCAAAAGCTTGACATAAGTACGTGTCGATGTGATACTTAATGAATGTTTGCTCTCGATTAACATCGGAGTCGTTCATGAGTTCATCTCGATTACGAAAGCTGGTCAAGCCAGGCGTGATATAAGAGTCAATCACCTCAGCAGTTTGACGGAAGGAGCCAATAAGACGACCGACCGTACGACGGTCGATGTGTTTAATTGATTCTAACCGAAGAACAACTACCCAAATGAGAGACGTTATCAACGTCTCGACTCTTTCCTTGTGTTTACATTTGACTAAGCATTGCTTGGCAACGGTAACTACGAGGCTTCCCAACGATTCCGTATTATCTACGTAATTAA